CCCGCCCTGCCACATCCTGCAGCAGTGGATGCAGTCCCCGACCGTCGACACGGATGACATCACCATCACGGGGATAAGGGCAGAGGTGGACCAGGACCAGTATGTGATGTCCGGAGAGGATGGCTATGTCCTCGTCATCGATAACCCGGTCATAAAAGGCCTGGAGCAGGTGGCGGTCGACAGGATAGGGGCCATCATCAACGGCCTGACCTTCAGGCAGTTCTCCGGGAACTACATCGGATACCCGATAGCGGATTTCATGGACCCTGCCATCGTGATCGACCGGAAGGGCAACATGTACCGGAGCTTCCTGACGGACATCAAATACACCTTCGCCGGGCCGACGGAGCTGAGCAACTCCGCAGAGCCCGTCATCCGGAACCAGAACCGGAGCTACTCCACCGGCACCCGGACGATCAGGCGGATGAGGGAGTACACCGACGGCCGTATCAGCGCGTACGACCTCGAAGTCCAGAACATCGCCAACATCATGAGCCTCGGCCTCGGCCTCTACATGTACAAGATGGAGAACGAGGACGGCTCTGCCTATTACGTCATGGGCAACCATGATACCCTCGAGAGCTCTGACGTGAGGTGGATGATCACCGGAGGGGCCATCGCCGTATCCCACGATTATGGCGAGACGTGGGTGGCTGGCGTCACGGCAGCAGGCACGGCGGCGGTGGAGGTCCTGAGCGCGGTGGGCATCAACGCCGACTGGATCCGCACGGGCTCGCTCGTGATCATGGACGGAGACGATACCCTCTTCCTGGCAGACATCGACCTGAAGAAGCTCTTCATAGATGCCCGAAACGGGAACGGAGACCCGATGTTCCGTCTGGATTCAACGAACGGGACCCTGGATATCTGCGCCAACTCGTTCAGCCTGACCAGCGGCCAGAGCCTCGACAGCGTGGAGGCGAACGCGTACGCCTACACCGACATGCAGACGGGGCAGGCACTCTCCGATGCCGAGGCCTATACGGACGATAAGATCCGCTCCTACGACCCGGGGCAGTCCCTGACCAAGACGAAGGTATTCAACCTCCTCACGGATAACGGGGCACGCCAGGGAATCTGGATGGATTCCAACGGGGAGATCTACATCAACATGAGCTTCCTGCGGTCCGGCATCCTGGAAGTGGGGAGGACTGTCGGAGGGACGTATCAGAGCACGCTCAAGGTGGACAGCTACACCGGGCTGGTCGATATCGTGGCGAACTCATTCAGCCTGACGAGCGGGGAAACTCTCGCGAGTACGCTGAGCGATGCCAAATCGTACACGAATACGCAGCTGAGCGGATACGCTCCCATAGACCACCTCTCGCAGGCACAGGTCTTCAACAAGCTGACCAACAATGGTCAGACTCAGGGAATCATCATGCGGAACGGTCTCCTTTACATCAACTGGGAGTACGCTTCGGGTGGAACGCTGAAGCTCGGTGGGATAAACAATGGAAACGGAGTTCTCTCTGTTGTCGGTGTCGGAAACGATGCAGAGCAGGAAGTAGCACATTGGGATCACAATGGCCTGAAGCTGTACAACGGCCCGCAGGTGTATGATGCGCATATTTTTACCGGGTATTATCAGTTTGGAGAAACATCAAGCAGATACAAATCCGGAGAACTCAACCTCGCTAACTTCAATTCATGCAGTCTTACCGGGAATGTATCAACAATCATTGATACGTTTAACACACCGAATGCATTGGTCATTTCTGATGATTATATTGATATTCGGCACGATCTGCACTTTGGAAAGATATCCCAATACTCTCCGAGCACCAGCCTGCATCAATGCCTCGTACTCGGTCTTGATGGAGCCACGGTGTTTTACAGCTACATCTCCACTGCTTCGAGTTCGTCCAGGCGATATAAGGACGTGGGGAGGGAACTCACATCGGAGGACATACAGGAGGCCTACAACGTAAAGGTCTACTTTGCGAAGTACAAAGACGGATACCTCGAGAAGGGAGACCAGAGGGAAGGCCTGTATTACCCCATGTTCGTGGCAGAGCAGATGCATGAACACCTGCCGGATGCGGTCGATTACCTGAATGGTCAGATCGAGACCTGGAACGAGAGGGCGCTCATCCCGGTCATGTTCCAGATGATCAAGGACCAGAAAGCGACGATAGACAGACAGGCAGATCAGGTAAGGACACTGGAAGAAAGATTAGCAAGAATAGAGGAGGTGATCGGAATTGGAACAGATCAGGTTCACCATTGACGGCCAGCACATCCAGAGGGAGGCATCCAACAATTTCAAGGTTGTCCAGCTCTCCAAGAACTACCTCCGGGCGAAATTCGACTTCCGGACGGAGGATTGGGACGGAGTCACGGCCACGGCCCTCTTCCGGCGCGGGAGCAGGACGTGGGACGCGCTGATCAGCCCTGAGGGCACCTGCCTGGTGCCGTGGGAAGCCCTGGTGCAGGAGGGCGAGATGTATGTCTCGGTCTTCGGCGGCTCCCTCATCACGACCGATGAGGAGCTGGTGCGCGTAGCCCATAGCGGATACACCACGGACATCGCAGAGCATCTCCAGCCCACGCAGAGCGTATATGAGCTTCTGACCAAGTACATGGACGAGGCTCTGGCAAAGGTCGAGGCTTCGGTGGCCACCGTGCAGGATTTCATCGACAACATGGACGAGATCGACGGCGGCAACTTCGACCTCGACGATGGTGCCGAGGATGGTGAGGAGGAGAGTGATGGCTAAAGTGAAAACCGGATGCACATTCGGGGAGGCGATCAAAGCCGTCAAGAATGGCAGCAGGATCAGCAGGGAGGGCTGGAATGGCAAGGAGCAGTACGTGGAGCTTGCGAAATGCATCTCCTACGTCAACCCCGCTGGCTACACGGTAAACGCGCAGCATCAGGACATCGGGAACAACGCCCTGGCATTCGTCGGGACGCGTGGGGTGCAGCTTGGGTGGCTCGCATCCCAGTCAGACATGCTGGCAGAAGACTGGATGATCATTCCGGTCGAATCGATCATCAAAAGCTGAAGAAAGGAGTGAGGCTTATATGGCAATAACCGTACCTTTCCATATCAGGAGGGACACGGACGAGAACATCCGGGCCAATAAGGGGAAACTGCTCCCGGGAGAGCTCGCGTATGCGACCGACACGCGCAGGCTGTATATGAAGGAGTACGAGAGCAACGACCTGTTTGAGTTTGCGGATGCCGACGCTACGCTTGCAAGCATCGAAACGCTCACTGCTGCAGTAGCCGATAACGCCGAATCCCTCGAGGAGGCGCAGGAAGCACTGCAGGAAGCTCTCGATGGCAACGAGGCAAAGCTCCAGACGATCATCGACAGAGGCGTGGAGGCCCTCGAGGAAGAGAACGAGAAGATGGAGATCCGCGTCACCCGTGCCCTCGGCACCAAGGTATCCCTCCCGGACACCTTCGGACGCCGTGGCCAGATCGCCAAGAGCGACGCGAACGGCGGCATCATCTGGGAGGATGGGGTGCCCGTAGACGCCACCCTCTCCGAAGAAGGAGCCGCTGCGGATTCCAAGGCTGTCGGGGACCGCATCAACCAGCTGATCCTCGACTACACGGCCAAGCACAATGACCAGGAGGAAGCTATTGCGACCCTCCAGAGTGAGGCTCTCGGATACGTCAATGGCTATAACCTCAGCGACGACTACTACCTGACTCTGCTCCACGATGGCGAGCCCATCGGTGGGAACCCCATCCCGGTAGGCGGCGGTGGCGGAGGTGGAGGCGGTGGCGGTGACGTGGTCATCATCTCCGACATGACCTTCGAGAACAAGTCAGGCTTCCTGACCAAATCCATCGCGAAGGACGGCGAGTGCAAGGCGACCATCAACTGGACCTCTACGGTAGACGGCATCCCGACCGGCGACGGCTCCATGAGAATCTACGTCAACTCCGGTTCCAGAGCTCCGGTGGGTGTGGCCCAGGGTGATGTGACCATCGACCTGGCTAAGCTCTGCACGGCCACCACCAACAAGATCCGTGTGGTCATCGAGGACGCTTACGGAAAGACCGCATCCATCATCTACACCATCACGATCGTCAATGCCTCCCTTACGACGGCATTCAATCAGCTGGTGGCGCATGGCTCGACTGTCTCCATCCCGGTCACGGCAACGGCCGAAGCCGAGAAGACCATGTACTATATCCTCGACGGCGGCCCGGCTGTCACGGAGGTCATCACGACATCCGGCATCCAGACGGTCAAGACCTTCGAAGGCCTGGCGCATGGTGTCCATAGCCTCGAGATGTATTTCGAGTGCGAGATCGACATGGCTACCATCGAGTCCAACCACATCACCATGGAATTCATGGTGGTCACGGAGGACACGCCCGTCA